CTCCGTTTCGCGCGGGGCCAGCGCGGCCCGCTCCAGTTCGTGAATATGGTCGCATAAATTGCATCGGCAATCGCCCATGTGTATCCCATCGGTGCGGCCCCTCCACCAACGCGCTTCCTCCAGTCGAACCGTCTCCTCACGCACCTGTGGTGCAGCTAATGTGAAGCGGCCCTTGAGCGCCAGAAGTTTCTTACGAATTATACTGGTCAACACGTTCTCATCAAAAATAGGGTCTTGTGGGAATAGGTCTAGGCATTCATCCACAATCTCATCCGCGTTCAGTGGACTGGCCGCACTCGTTGAATTCAGCGGCTCGGTGCTCCCCCACTCTTGCTTGTGAAGCCGGTCAAATCGTTCCGGCAAAGTGTCACCTCCTTTTGGGACTTCCTGCGCGACCCCGGCCAGCGCCGCGTCCTGCTCACGGTGCCATTCCGCTCTCGCTACTAGGTCTTCAAGTTGCTTACGAAGTGGCGCAGGAGCCTTCTCTGCGACGGCCCGCGCCTCAAGTTCTGTGCGGCACTCAATCAGCAAATCTCGCACTCTTTCGTGCAGCGCAGATTCCGGGTTAAACAACCCTCCGCATGTCAGATAATCTGTGATTCGTTGGCATAAGTCCGGCGTCACTGGGCCTCCTTCTTAGCGTGGAAATATTCGCAAGCATCCTCGTGATTCAGTTTATCGGGATTCTCTGAAACTGCATGACAGAAGCGACAGTGGTAAAAAACTCCAGCGCCTTCTGAGACCGTATAGAATCCTTTTCGTCCTTCACGCAATGCCCACCTAAGAGCGTTCTTTAGGCCATCCGGCTCAGTGACGGAGGTGGCGAGGGCGGCTAGCGCGTCTTTGCGTAGCACGTATTCGCCAGCGTGAGGGAAATTGATAGCCCCTACAACCTGTCCATCTTCGTAATACAAGTCCACTCCGGGTAACTCGCGCAGCGCAGCTTCCAGCCGTTCCCGATTGCCCTCAGTCATCGGAAGTCAACCTTGGCCTCTTTGTCCGTGTATATCGGCCTTCCCTTCCCGTCCATTTCCCCGCTGAACCACCACTTCTTTCCCCCGTGCTCGATCTCGTACGGATTCGGCCACCCTATTCTCGTCGTCGCCACTTCCGCACCGTTCATCCTCAAGCTGACTTCCAATTCTCCCTGCCGATGTTCTCCAGCCATTTTCCTTGCCTCCTCGCGTCTGATGTACCCGCCCAGCTCCCTGCTGCCCCAGCTTCCCGTCTCCGTGTCGCCCATTTGCGTCCTCCTATCTCCCCCTATCCCCCTACCCATCCCCGTCGTCAAAGTCCGTGAGGCTCACCGGCCTCAAGTAGTAGTTGAATTTCCGCGTGAATTCCTTCCTCCAATGCTCGCGCCAGTACTTCTCCTCGATCCGCGCTATCCTCTCCTTCATCCTCAGCAGCAGGGGCACTATCCGGTCGCGGTGCCCGTCGCTCTCCATCATCTGCACGGTCTTTTCCACCTTCTCCATGTCGGTCTTGAACATCATGTGCTGCTGCTCCTCGATGAGCGCCTCCTCCATGGCCCGCCTCTCCGCGCCGTAGTTGAGTATCTGCTTGTCGTTCGACCTCTTGGCCGCGTAGTCGAATCCGTACCTTATCGCCCACCTGAGGAAGTCCGATTGCGTCTCCCAGCCGAAAACCTCCTTGTGGACCATCAGCTTCTCGATGTCGCGCAGCATGCCGGGGGGCACGCGGCAGTGCACCGTCGCGGAGTGCCCCAGCTTGTCCTGCGCGGGCACCATGAACTCGGACATCGTAGACTTGCCGGGCAGGGGAATCACTCGATCGTCTTTGGCCATCCGGGGCATCTCCTTGTGCTACGGTAGCACGTAGCCGTGTGCTACACCGTGTGCTACGCGGCCACGGGGGGATTATGCTGTGCTCTACAGAAGATCTTGTACTGCGCACTGCTGCCATGGGGGCTGCCGCTCCTACGCTGGACGGGGCCGGGCGGAGCGACACTTGCCCGGTGGGGCGGCCAGCATCCGCAGACGCTCGACCGCTTATTGGGCCTATGACGTTTCCGGCCCCGTCACTAGCGTACGGCTACTGTACCACGGGGCCGCACAGCCTGTCAATAGTGCGGCCCGATGGCGGGGACTTCGGCGGGCTAAAAATCGAGAACCCAAGCGAGGGCAGTGAAGAGGACTAAGGCTGCTACTGCGGCCCAGAGGATGACGGCCCGGGCCTCACGGAAGTTGCTGTACGAGTCGCTCATGGTGTCGCTCCTTAAGGGAGATGTCGAGGCCCGCCGCAAGGGAATTGGAGCGGGCCTCGTCCATCCGAGGTCACTGATCCGGCCCTGCCTCAGTGCCCGGACGCTTTCAGCTCTGCCGCCGCCTTGGCCTTCGGGTGCCCCATCTTGAACTTCGGGGGCACGTTGGCGAGCTTCTTCTCGTCGCCGTTGACGATCGCCCGAAGCCAGCCGTAGTACCGCGCGTCGTGGCCCATCGAGAATCTGCCCTTCACCTGCGTACCGCAGCCGCAGAGGCAGTCGTTGAGCACGACCTCCTTCTTGACGCGAGGGGCGGTCTTGGCCTTCGCCTTGCGCTCTGCCGCATTGGCCTTGGCCGTCTGTGCCGCCGTCTTCGTGTGCTTACCGATGCCCGGGAGTCCTACCGCTTGTGCTGTCATCTGTGCTTCTCCTTTTGGTGGTGCTTGTGGTTTTGTCACTGCCGCTTCTGGTGCGCTGAGGAACCTCGTTACGTCTCGCGTCTCGCCGACCGGAACCACGGGCGTGCTGGTTGACCAGTACGTCGGCCCGCCCGTCGTCCGCACGAACGATACCGATCCTTCCTTGGTGTTGAAGTGGCGCTCCTGCTCGTGGCCGTCCATGATGACCATGGCTGTGCCCGGCCCTATCCGGACGAGCGTGCCGAAGTGCATCTTGTTGGCGATGGGCAGGTCCAAGCGAAACCTCTCTCCGGGCTTGAGTTGTCTTATGGGCACTTCTTGATCGCGTGGCAGGTTGTGTTGTGGCGCTCCGTACGCGTAGTTCGGCTTACCGGGTTGTCCCGGTATCCGTGGAATCCGGCTGATTACTGACGTCATCGTGTCGCTCCTTTTGTGCTGCCTGCTCCTGCTGCTCCTTCTTGCGCTGCTCCTGCACCAGATCGAGCACGAGCATCAGGCGGTCCACCGTCGTTCCGAGCGCGAACGCCAGCTCCCGCCCGAGCCTCATGCCCGGAGTCCTCTTGCCGTTGAACACCTTGCTCAGCATGCTCATGGACACGCCCAGCTTCCTGCTGAGCTGTCCCAGCGTGATCGTGCCCATGAGCGTGGTTAGGGGCGTCGGCGGGTTCAACAGCCCCCCGCCGATGCCCGGTGACTTGGCGGTTCTTACGCCCTTCGCGACACCGCCACGCCGTTTGCGTTTGGTCATCGCTGCACCGCCTTTGCCCTTATGCCCCCACCCCGAGCAGCACGGGCTGATTCGGGCGCTCGATCTCCGGCACAACCACGTGCCTGCCGATGGCCTGCCTCAGCGTGTTGTTCAGCTCGTTGCGCGCAATCATCCCGCGCACGCGCTGGTCGTGCCCCTGTGCGAAGCGCCCCTTGACCTTCGTGCCGCACCCGCACAGGCAGTTGTTGACGCGCAGCTTGGCGAGCCTCGCTTGCCGCTCCTGCTCAGTCTCGGCCTTGGGTGCGTGCTTGACGACGCCCTTGGCTACGGCCTTGGCTATCGCCTTCGCACCTGCCCGCACGTCTACCTTCTTCGCCCGCTTGGGTAGCTCTGCCGCCTGCTTGCCCTTGGCCGCTCGCGCCAGCGCCGCCTTAAGTCCGGGCAGCGGGACGGCTGCTGCTGTGCCCTGCTCCTGCATCTGCTTGTTCGTGTCCATCGGTGTCGCTCCTTGGCCGTTCAGCTCGTTCGCTCCCGACCATGCCTCAGTCTACCACAGGCCCGCACTGTCTGTCAATACAGCGTTTGCTGTATGGCGACTTCGCCAATAGAGGTATCGCCTTGATTACTTCCCGGCAAAGCGCTTTATGCCTCAAAGTGTGTCTACCCGCACACGGTGTCAAGGGAGATTGACAGGCTTGGCTTCGGCGTGTTCCCCTGCCTTCGTGTCCAGCAGCCAAGCCCCCGAGACTCTTCTTGCCGTCCGCTCCTCCCCTGCTCCGACCCCGTGGGACCGCCGTCCTCGCGAGTCAGCCTCCGCCTTCCGAGCGTTCTGCGTCTATCGCGACATGGGCACCGACCGAAGCCTTGAGCGTGTCGCTCTGCAGCTTGGTTTGGCTCTGCACAAGCTCGTTCGTTTGGCGCGTGACTTTGGTTGGCGAGGCAGAGTCGAGGCAAGCGATTTAGCGCTACTCGACCTCGCCAAAGTTCGGTCGGTCGAGTCGAGGCTCATGGCGGCTGACCGGCACGCTCAGCTCGCGCAAAGTCTGGTCGCCACGGCGGCAAAGCGAGCGTCGCGCCTCCTGCCCGAGGAGCTGGACGTCGATGCGCTGGTCAAGGTCGCGCGAACGGGCGTCGAGCTGGAGCGTCTGGCCCGTGGGGAGCGGAACGAAGGCGCGCCCCCTGCTCAGCAGGTCGCCGTCGGCGTGGCGGTTCGGTTTGGCTCTGCTGAGCCAAGCTGGATGAAGCAAAGCAAAACCGAAGCGAAGGGTACTAGTAGCATCGTGGGAACAAGTAATCGCGGGAACCAGCCCGCACCGGGTTCTCTACGCGAGTCAACCATTCCGAAATTGCCCCCGAAGGAAACGAAACGTATCAAGAGTACTAGTAGGCTCGCGGCAAAGGTCCATAAGGATAGGAAGGTTAAGGGACCCGTCCAGTGAGTATCACTAAGGTTGCCCATAACGGTGATACCCGCATTTTCGCCGAGACGGGCCGCGATCCGGCCTACGGGACCCCCATCATCATCAGTATTGGCCGGTCGGAGTACTACCTTGGCAATCCCGTGGGTCCTCAGCAGTCTACCTTTATAAACGCCACGGAGCGGGAGCAGCTGTGCGGCGGGGCGAAGCGCGGTGCCAAGTCCGCCAGCCTATGCCAGAAGTTGGCTATGCTGGCCTGCCTGTTCCCCGGCAACCGTCTGGGCATGTTCCGGCAGGACCTCACGGACTTGAAACAATCTATTATGGTGACTTGGGACATGCTGGTGCCCGAGGAGCTGATCCTCAATCATCACAAGACCGACCGGCTGATCACTATCCGGACCTCCGGTAAGCCGTCCATAATGCACTATACCGGGCTGGGGGATGAGCATGACGCGGAATCGTCCAAGGGTAAAGAGTTTGGCCAATTCGCGGTCGATGAGCCGTCCGAAATATCTCCAGAGTCTTATCGCCAGCTACTTGCGCAGCTCTGTTGGGTGCTCCCCAACGGGTCCCGTCCTCCATATATGGCCATGCTGGGGTCTAACCCGGAGCCGGGATGGGTCCACGACCGCTTCTGGCCGATCATTGAGCCGACCGAGAATGACCCCGAACTAAAAGTGGTCAGCAACGGGCACCAGATATTCATCAAATTCCTCCCTGAGGACAATATATACCTGCCGCCGAATTGGGTGGCCGATCAGGAGATGGACGCTCCGAAGGAGTGGGTGGAGAAGTACTTAAGAGGGTCATGGAAGACGTCCACCGGGCAGGTATTCAAGGAGTTCGATGAGAAAATTCACTGCATCGACGTCCCGCCGGAAGGTTACCTTAAATCCCTTATACTTGTGGCCTCGATCGATCATGGCTCTACCGGCACGACGGACATGCTTATCGAAGGCATCGACCCGGACGGGAACACGGTAAGCCTACTTGAATATCGGGAGAAGAACAAGCTTATCAGCGAACACGCCCGGGGGATGGCGGCCTTAATGGACCGGGCGGTGCTCCTCTGCGGCAAAAAACAGGCGGTGGACAATGCTAAGAAGGACCCGGGTATCGTCCCATCATTTTACGGGTTCGAATATATTCTTATCGACCCCTCGACCACTGCTAAGGTCAATCAGGGCAAAACTGAGCTATTCGCTAACATCGACGAGTACCGCCGCAATGGCATCCCTGCTATCCCTGCCTATAACGCTCTGGAGTCTGGTATTAATTTGGTGGCTGAGTATCTCCACCCCAAACCCCTACATCGCCATCCTGTTACTGGCGCTCTTGGCAGTCCTTCCACTTTTATCGTTAAGAAGAATTGTCCGGGCCTCATTCGGGACATCATCGGACTCCGCAAGACGATCACCGAACGGGGGACCGTCCGGTATGTCGGGGAAGACCACGGCCTAGACAACAAGCGCTATATCCTTATGTCTAGACCGGAGCCTCCCGCCCGTACGGAACGCGATCTCCTATCTTTCTCTACGCAAGATCAATTGTTGATGCGTACCCACGACAATTGGGCCAAGAGGTTTGGGCACACCGGCACCAACGACAACACTTGGTGGGGGGACAGAATACAATAATGCCCAGCGTATCTAAAGCCGAACAGGCCGCAATGGCTATAGCGGAGCATAACCCGTCCAAGCTATACAAGCGCAACCGGGGGCTATTGAAAATGTCCCACGGACAGCTTCACGATTTCGCTTCAACCCCGACGAAGCATTTGCCGGGCCACATTAATAAGAAGCACGCCGGGGCCGCTCACGGTTTCGGCAAAGGACCGGTTGCTTAAATGGCCATGATGCCCCCGTCAGCGATGCAGCCCCCCGTAGTGAGAAGGCCCGGTGCAGGTGGAGGCATGGGAGCAGTGCCCCCCGTGACGCCTCCTCCCCCCGGTCCCCCGGTTGCTCAGGCAGCCCCCCCGGTGATGCCTACGCCACAGGTGCCCCAGCCCCCCATTGACGGGCTTGGGCAGGCTATGCTACACTCGGCCCCGCCGTTACGAAACAGAGTAGCGATGCGCCAAGCGGGTGCGGCGGGCCAACTCGAGCCGCCTAACGATTCCGTTCGAGGTAACTATTCCGGCTATTAAGGAGGTAGCTTATGAAGGGTGGATTCAGTAAGGGGCCGGTCAGCCCGGCTCACAACAAGAAGGGCAATAACGGGGGCGGGGGCGTCAACACAGGCCGCGCTCTTCGTACCTCTATCCCTAACTCCAACCGGGGCGGATTCGAGCATTCCGGCCACCGGGTCGCGACCAGCCACGGCACTTCCGGTCACGGCATGCTCCCGGGCGGCCATAAGAGTACGGAGATAGCCCACGGCGGCGGAAAGGGCGGCGGCAGTGCCGATCGCCGCATTCGTGCTCATTTTGCGGGCGTCCATCACGGTGGCCACGAGGGCATTCGCGGCAAGTCCCATGCCGGTAAGGGGTTCAAGAATCACGGTGCCCATCGCGCCCACGGTTCTCATCCCCACAACCTTCCCTCCTTGCCGACTGGATTCGGTAAGGGTCCCGTGGGACTCGACGACTGAATGCTCCCCGAGCGCCATATCGATAAGAGGGACGTGGTGGTCATCGAGGGACCCCCCGACCGTCCTCGTGGCCGCCTGATCTGGCGTCCCATCGCCCTGATCACCGACGTCGATATCGCCCCGTCGATCGTCTCGCGCAAGGTCGCCATCCGCCTCACCGACAGGGCCATGGCCGACGCACTGTCACGCTTCCCCACCATCACCGAGGCAGTATTTCTAATCTCCCCGTCCAACATGCGAATGCGTAGCTTCGCGGATCTTTACCATGCTACCGCCGTTCCGGGCGAGCTTATGATTTCTACCATTAGGGGGTGACATGTGGCTCAAGGCTCAGCACCTTTCGGCGTGGCTGACAAACACGCTCTCGTACGTTCGATCCTTGGACGCGATCCTGCGGGACCGCCAGTTCCTCCAAGCCCCAATGACTCGGCTGCAGCTGGAGGTCCGCAAGTCGGTCCTCCGGGAGCGGGAGGAGCGCCGGGCGGCTTGCTTACCCCCGAAGACGCTGGATACGCTCCTGACGGACTCAATTGCGGCAATTGTGCCGCCTTCCAAGGAGAGGGGCAGCCCTGCGCCAAGGTCGCAGCCCCCATCACCGCTGCCGGATTCTGCCGCGTCCACTCCGAATTGACGGCGGGAGGCGCGGGCGGGGGAATGCCCCCTCCCAAGCCCGAAGGCGAAGAACCGGAGGAAGAGGGCGAGGAAGAGCCTGAGGAACCCGGCGAAGAAGAGCCGGAAGAGGAGCCACCCCAATGAGCAGCGGCACTAACGGTTTAGGGCGTACCGCCGACGAACTTTCCACCCGTCGCGGCGGAGGCACGGGCGACCGCGCCATAGGCTCCGTCGTCGATCCTCTGGAGCGCGGCGGGTTCGGCCATTCCGGGCAGGAAGGCGTCCCCGGCAGCGCTCCCGGTGGCGGTGGAACCAGTGACATCGAGTCTTCTTCCCTCCCCGGCAATCCCCACTCCATGCATGGATTCCGCCATGCCATCATGAAGTCTCAGCACTCGGGCGGCGGGGGTGCTGGACACGGATTAGGGGGCGGTGGACGCCTTCTCGGGAAAGTCCGTAATGCCTCCCGCATGTTCCAAGGCGGGAGGACCCACGGCGTGCACGTCGGCGGCATGGGCATACACGGTTCGGGGGGCTTGAAGGGTTAATGATCGTCCTCGCCATACTCGGCGTATTGTTTCTAGGCGTCCTAGTCGTCGCCCTAGTCCTGTTTTTTCGGGACTCCGCGTACAAAAATGCTCTCCTCGCGTCGGAACAGGCGCGAATAGACGTTCAGGAGCGGTGCGACAGGCTCACCGAGGCTCTGGCGCGGTCGGGAAAGGTCGATCTAGTCCTTCCCCAGCCCCGGCAGGCTGTTCTCGAGCCTTCCCCGGGCTGGTTTGATCCCAAGCCACCACAAGTTCAGGTCAAGGTAAGTCCCTTAGGAGGGAAAACACAATGAATAAGAGGTTGAATAAGTGGTCAACGTTGGCCCGGCTGACTACGGTGCTGGCGGTCTCCCTGCTCATCGCGGGACTTACCGGCAACCGCATCGCCAAGAATGGTACCATCATCTATGCCCAGCAATCCCCGTCCGCTTTGGTCGGGCAGGTTCTAGCGACTAATTACCTTGCCCCCACCGCAGGCGCTCAGATGGCGGCGGTCGGCGGCGTGGTCACCAATCCTGCCTCCAACTTCGTCGTTCAGATATCTGCTGGCACCGTGTTCTGTAGCGGCGAGTTTCAGTCCATGGGCCAGTTACAGATCACGCTGCTTCCCTCCACCACCTATGGCATTTTCTACAACTGTGCTGCCCCTGCCGCCTACGCCCGGACCGCCGTAGTCGGTCCCGGGTCCGCTCCCGGACAGCCCGGCGTCCCTTCCACCGTCCTCCAACCGCAGGGCGGCGAGATCTTTATTGCCGTCGTGGTATGCAATGCCACGGCCTGTGGCAACGGCGGCAACGGTTCCATCACCGACCAGCGCGTCCCCGCCCTGTGGGCTGTGGGCGAGCCTGTTGGTGCACACCTTCTTGCCGCTGGCACCAACCAGGACGTTACCGGCCTCGCCACGCTTGCCGGTGGCACCAAGGCTATTACGTTCGTCATCCCGTATCAGGCGACGCCCAATTGCTTTGCTCAGGACGTGACCACCATCGCCAACACAGTTACGGCCATCACGTCGGGCGGCCCTCCGGTCACCACGCTCACCCTCACCGGCACCGGTACGGACGTCATTAAGTATTTCTGCATAGGGAACCCTAACTAAACCTCGATGTCTTCCCTCCTACAGAGCGTCAAGGGCCTACTCGGGAAAGCCGGGTCGGCCCTTGGTCTGTCCGGCAACGGTACGGGCAAGGACGATGAGGGGCAAACAAATGCCCTATCCTTCACGCAGCGGATGTGGGATGACCTCAAGAATGCCTACGTGGTCTACCACCAGTCCATCTGGCAGGCCATCCTCATGTACGCCAACCAGACTTGGATTGAGTGGGATGACGCCCGCAAGGTCTGGCAGCCCCAGCAGCCAAGCGACGATTGGGTGCCCCGCCCGCGCATTAATCGGTTTTCCCCCACCGTCGATGCCGTGTGCTCCAACTTCTTCAAGATCCCAGAAGTAGACGTTGAGCCTTCCCCGGACGATGATCCCGTAGCGATGCAGGTCACCAACGTCTGCAATAAGTATCTGGATTACTTCTTCACGACCAACGGCCTCCACGGTCCCTACAAGACCGTCAAGGACAAGTCCGGTGTCGCCGCCCAATTGTTCGTCTTGGCCGGTGGCGTCATGACGAACGTTTACCCGTTCCGCAAGAAGATCGGGACTTCGCCCGTCCCCGGCGCTCCGGTTCCGGGCATTTCCGCCACCTGCCCCAAGTGCGACACCGTTACCCCGATGCCTGCTCCCCCCGAGGGCATGAGTCCTCCCGAGACTTGCCCGCAGTGCGGCGGCCCCCTACAGGTCGAACGTACTCAGATACCCGGCGAACCGGAATTGGGAGAGGACGGCAACCCCAAGACTGAGGATCAGTACGAGTATTGCATTCATTGCGACATCGAGAACATGCTATACGCAATTCCCCGCCCGGGCGCTCTCGATCTCGATGATTCCCCCTACTTCCTGCTTGCCAAGCGCAAGACCTTGGACGACATCTTCTTCCGCTGGGACGGGTTCGATGCCTCCGCCGATTCCATTTGGCCCGATGGTTATTCCGTCACCTACGAGCACGCCCTGAACTTCTGGTATACGGGTTATTCCTCGTCCACGATAGTCGCCAAGGACTCCTGCATGACTCTGCAGATGTACGTGCCCCCGAGTCATGTCAAGGATTTCCCCAATGGCTTCTATTGCGTCTCCATCAATGATAAGGCCGCTCACTACGAGGAGTGGCAATTTCCGGAACACCCGATCACCATCGGCGGCTATCTGGATATGCCCACCCTATTTGTCGCCCGCTCCGTGGCCTTCGATCTGGCCGAGATTCAGCGCGAGCTTAATGCCTATGAGTCCATCATTAAGCTTCATGCCATGACTAGCGCGAGCGACCCGATTGTCATTGATGCCAATACGCTCGTGGGGGAGATCACTGGCCGTGCCGACAAATTTATCAAGTGGCGCTCCGTTTCGCCGAATAGCAAGGAGCCTCACCGCATGGAGTCCGGGCACCTCGATGATGGCGTTTATAAGCAGCGCGATAACCTCCATGCTGAGTTCCAAAACATCTCTATGGCGGTTAATGCGTTCCGTGGCGAGCAGGAAGGTGCCATCGTCGCCGCCTCCGCCATCCAGCAGCTTCGGGGGCAGGCCGAGCAGATGTTCTCCAAGCCGCAGGAGAACTGGTCCTCCCTCTGGAAGGAGACCGGCAGAAAGGCACTCAAGTTTGCGCAGAAGTACCTGACCAACGTGCAGCTCGTCGCCATCTGCGGCCCCGGGTCCACCGCCGACATCATGCAGTTCAAGAAGGCCGACCTCGACAAGTGCATCACGGTACTCGCATCGCAACACGGCATGCCCCGCACCCGCGATGAAAGAAAGTCCGAGATGATGACCATGTGGGATAAAGGTGCTCTGGACATCAATCAGCCGGACGTCCGGCAGCGCATCTACGAATTATTCGGCGAGACGGGTATGATGAAGTCGTTCAATCTCGACGCCACCCGCGCCCGTCTTGAGAATCAAGCCATGAAGGAGAACGGCCAGGTTCTCCAGCCCATGGTGGGCATCGAGGACTTGGGTATTCACCTATTCATTCATACATCCCGCGTCAAATCCCTTGAATTCGATCAATGGAAGCCCGAGGCCAAGCAGGCCCTCATGCAGCACATCCAGCTCACCAATCAGGCGCTTGAGCAGCAGCAGATCAAGCAGGCCCAGATGGCGGCCATGCAGCAGAAGACTCAGGATGCCGGGAAGTCCAACGCCCAGATACACGGGTCGGCTGGCGCGACCGCTTCCGCCGCCACGCCGCCCAAGAAGTCCGAGCAGAAGGGGCCGGGAGGTCCCCCAGCCAGTGCGTAAACTAGCCCTATTACTAGCGTCCTTATTGATGTTCGTCCTCCCTGCCTTGGGGCAGACTACCGTTACGGGCACGGTCGTCGACCCGAACGGTAACGTCTACGCGAACGGAACCGTATCCGCGACCCTGACCGGCGCTTCCGGCATCCAGTACCAGTTATCCGGTTCTCCTGCCCCGGTGTCGTCCGGTCCATTCCCGATGACCGCCCTTGGCACCTTCTCCTTCCCCCTTGGGGACAATTCCGTCATCTCCCCGCCCGGGTCCGGGTATATCTTTACCCTTTGTGCGCAATCTGTGGGCCTCGGACCCGCCGTCACTCCGGTCCGCATCTGTTTCAATACCGCCCCCATCACCGTCACCGGCCCATTTCAAGACATCACCGGTCCCATCGGTGCATCGCCGCCCGCCATCCTCGGCCCTGCCCCATCCTCGGGCGGCGGCACCAGCATCCTCCCCCTCAATAACACATTTTCTGGCAACAACATTCATACGGGCAACGAGACGTTCAACCTCATTACTTCCTCCACCCTCAATCCGGGTTCTTCCGGGTTTATGCGCCTAGCCACAACCGATTTTATTGCATGGCGCAATGCCGCCAACAGTGCCGACATAACCTTGTCCAAGTCTCAAGCGGCGTCCGGTACCCTCCCAGCCGATCTGTTCGTGGCTAATGCTGGTCTTGGGGGCTGGTACGGGGCTGAATTTATTGATGCCAACGGTGCCCCGGCATCCGTGGGTGCATTCCGGGTATCCTCCACCGACCTTATTGCGTGGCGTAACAAAGCCGGTACCGGGGATAACCGCTTCGGACAGGACACCTACTCCGACGCCACCACCGACGTTAGCAGGTTCTTCGATACCCCGGTCCTTGCTAAGTTCTTCGCCAGTGGCAATAATACGTTCGGTGGGTCATCTACCGGTGCGGCGTCCGGCGCATATCGCCTTGCTACTTCCGAGGCGATCTGCTGGCGCAATGCTGCTTCATCCGGCGACATCTGCATCACCAAAAATTCCTCCGATGCATTCCTATTCAACGGTGTTGGCCTTCTTATCAGCCCGATGACCCTACTCGGGGATTCCATTGTCGGCGGTGCATCCGGCGTTCCTACCCGTCTAGCTGGCCCCACCGGCCCTAATGGTGTACCCGAAATACTTCTATCCACGCCCTCAGGAGGCCTTGCTACCGCTCAAGGTTGGTCGCTCTACGGTCTTCTCAATCGTGAGGCGGCCAATGGTGATACAGTATTGTCCTCCGACTGCGCTAATCGTATTCGATTCTCCGGGGCCGTGGCTGCCTCCGAGGCCCTCCCGACCCCCGCTACGTTGGGAATTACTAAGTGCAATTTTAAGATCGTCAACAACCTGTCCACCGTCAACAGCGTCACCATCACCCCTGCCGGTGGCTTCCAGATCAACGGTTCGGGTACTCTTGTCCTGCTAAATGGTCAGGCCGCCTCGATATCCGTGGACGCATCGGGGACTAGCTGGGACGCGGATGTCGTCGAGACCGCCCTCGTCGCCGGTGCCAACATCACTTTGACTCGCAGCGCTCTCGGCTTGTCCATTGCCGGTTCAGCAGGGGGTGGTTCCAATGCTCTATGCACGGTCAGCTTCACCCCGGGTGCGGTCGGCACCACCAACACCGCTGGCAGTACCTATTGTTTCAGTAATCCGGGCACTTATACGTTCGCTGCCGCTGACGTCATCACTAACGATAACGTTACTCTTTTCTGTTTGGACGGTTCGGCTATCCTCCAACGCACCACCGGTACGAATGATGGGTTCGACCTACAGGGGAACAACGACCAGATCATCGGCTGCAAGATTGACGGGAATGGTGGCACGGTCAATAACTTGATCGTAATGACCGGGAACCATGACCGGGCCAATAACAATTTCCTACAGAACGCCACTACGACTTCGCAGACCGGTCTAATTCGCATCTCGGCGGGCATCGACAATCAGGCCAATGGCAACCAATGTCCTGCCCTGAACGATGTATGCGTGTATATCTCCGAAACTGCCGCTATCCACCAGTTTCAGGCCAACGGCAACTGGTGCGAACTGACGGTCGGCACTACCAGCAACGACGCATGCGTAGGGTACCACGGTCTGGGTAACGGGGGCATTCTTGGCGGCCTGATCAGCAACAATACCGCTCGATGGCTTAGTGGAACTGGCAATTCCTATTGTTGGGAGGGCACGGGAGGCAACAACGGCACGCTCCCTTATACCGTCCAGCGCATTCATACCACCAACAATGACTGTGAGTTTGTAGGCGGGAACCCTCAGGCATTCCGGCAGGCATCCTGTGGTGCCTGCGTCACCGACAACAACACGGTTATCGACAACGGCATCACCCCGGGCGGCGCGATCTGGACCATCGGCGACAATTTTGGGGGCTATTTCGGACATAACGTCACCACCATCACTTCCGGTGGTGGGTGTCAAACCGTTTACAATTTCGTTGATAATGCCCGTTTGGAAGTCGGCGACAACACGTCCGAGGGCTGCGGGTCCAATGCCGGAGAATTCGCCTATCTATTTACCAACGTCACCGCTCAATCCGGTGGTGACGTCAATTTCCATGGTAATAATTGTTTTCTACCCGCTAGCGGTTCGGGTACGTGTTACGACTTCAAGAGCAACATCAACACTACCGCGATGCCGAACATATTGTTCCACGGAAATAAAGCGGTTGAGACTGGCACTGCCAACGGCATCGGCGCGAAATTCGAGACCGCAAACGGCGGTACGATGGATAGTCCGCTCATCGGTCTTAACAGCTATGCCGGTTTGGCAAACGGTCTGATAATCAACGATTCAGGGGTAACTAATGCCAAGGTGGGCATACAGTCCTACGCCGGGGTAACCACGAGGGTTACCGACAATGGCACTAATTCTGCTATTCAGGATACTTCATTTACACTGTCCGGCACCCTCTCTGGTGGAACCAAGACGGTTACGTTCCCGGCTGGCGGGTTCAGTTCCTCATCCTCTTATAATTGCCTGCCGCCGCGCGACACCACGACACCGGCCAATGCTCTTACTCTAGGTACGTTCACGGCTACCACCGTGGTCCTTACCGGCACCGGCACTGACGCATTCACTCTTAGCTGTTCGGGGAGGTAGGGGATGATCATTCTTAAGCGCCTGTTACCGCTAGTCCTACTGGCCGCCGCCTCCGCGTTCGGGCAGGCCACGCCCCCTTCTTATAACTATCCCCCTCCGGGTGCGGACATTCTCGGTGGGTTCAAGGGGCAGCCCTGCGTCAATCCGGCTTGGCCCCCGGCGACCGTCACTACTCCCGGGGGCACCACTACCTACCGTCTCCCCATTACTAACGTCGTCCTTGCCTCCGGTACTAATACGGTCACGGTTCCCAGCACCTCCACGCTCATCTCCGGTCAGGTCGTCTACCTCACGCAGGTCACCGATTCATTCTATAATACTTCCCTTTCCACACTCGGGGTCACCATCACCAAGACCGGTGCTTCCACATTCACCTTTCCCGGCACCGGCACCCATACGGCATCCAGCGGCGGATTCGTGGTTCCCGGTAACTGGTATTTCCAGCTCCAGACTTCCCTATCCCCTCAGGCTTGGTATTTGTGCAACGATCAGGGTAATCGAATGTTTTTTGAGGGGATCGCGGCAGGCACTTGCCCCTCCTCCGGTGGCGCGGGATCGCTCCTCGCCAACAAGTACGGCGGCAACCCCCAGCTCGCTGCCAATGATACTATTGCCTTCATCAGCAACATCAATTTCAATGGATTCGGGGAGACTTGGACGTGCACCGATGGGTTCCCCATGGCCGCTCTCGATACTACTACTGTTGGCCTCTATTCCTCCAACAATCTCAATGGCATCCTTCCTGCCGGTAACGCCATCAAGGACCCCCGCCAGCTTATTAGTCCGGTGTTCACCACGGTCACTACCGGGGGCTTCGGTAACCCTGCTGGCTGTATCGATGCATTTGATCCGAAGTTTGAGACGTTCGCTCAGGGGTACTTGACGGTTTCGCAGAACCCGAACATACGCAAGAGTCCATATCAGGCGATGCTGTCGATCGATAGCGCCGACCAGACCGCCTGTTCCTCGGTCGGTCCGGATTTTGATAGTTACCCCATCGATCACAACGCCAATGCCATTGCCTACATCATGTTTACGATTTCCCCGATTGAGACTTATAACCCACGGACGGACCGGGGGTCGGCGGGGAACAGCGGGCCTACGTCCGCCGCGTGGCTATACGCGGACCCGATCGTATATACGAAGACGCTTATGGCGTCGCCACCTACGACTTGTTCCGGCACTGTGGTTTCCAATCCGCCCACGGTTGCCCCGTGCCCCATCCCGACGTTTCTACAGAAAAAGTATGGCACCGTTGCCGCCCTCAACGCCGCTTGGGGAGGTGCTAACTATTCTACGTTCGGGTCAGATGGCACGTGTATCGGCTATTCCTTCACGTGGTGCGCAGCTACGCTCCCATCCGGCACGGTCGGTGTCGGCAACAACACCGTTCTCACTTATACTACGGCTACTCATGCCAATGTCGATCCGTTCTCGGTGCAGATACTTCTGAACGGGGTAGTCATCGGCGGCGACTGTCCACAGTTTATGCAGAGCGGCATCTGCGGTACTCCGGGGGCGGGGCTGGGTAAAATTTCCGGTGCTACCCTTGCCGGTGGCACGATCAACTATGCGACCGGCGCCCTCACCGTTACATTTACTGCCGGTAATGCTCCCCCGACCGGATCTTCCATTCAAGCTAACCTGATTTGGGGCGGCTGGCCTAAGAACGGTCCGGGCGGTGGCGGGCACGGCGTCATGGATGAGGATGGCAGTGGTTCGTGGTTTGGCACCAATCCGGTATGCCTAAAGCCGGTTGACCCATCACATCTTCCCGGGACGGATAGCTTCGTATGTCGTCCAGCCAACCCTACGGGCCTTGCTGCGCCGAATGCCAATACCACCTTCGCCTCGGACATGGTGGATGGCTGGGAACCTCAGTATTTCGGTGCGTACTTCTCCAGCGTCCGTACAGCATTCAAGGCGGCGACCCCGAACCTGATGTATCTATCCCCTGAGACAACCGGCACTCAGACGATGCCCCCGCCGAAGTCGATGCTGATTGGCGCAAATCTCTATGCGGACGGACTCTATGCCACGGATTATGTAGCAGGGCTACCGGACGTCGCCACGCGGGCCGCCATGCTCGCCTATTATACCAAATTCTACTCAGGGCCGATGATCTCCGGGATGCTCCGTACTGCTAGTCCCGATTCTGCCGTGGCGAATATTGCCGGTAACACTGCCACGAGCTGCCAAGGCTCCGTGGTCTGTTCCACCACTCAGGGTGCCCGCGCTTTAGAGTGGTTCAATTCCATAAATGAGATGCTTACTCTGCCCGGATTCACGGGCGTCCTGCAGTGGGTGGGGCTGACTTGGTGGTCGCTGAATGATTGTGACACCGATCCGGGGAACCCGAATAATTGGGGCCTCAAATCCTGCGGCGGCACGGCGACTGGCGGAATTAACTCTTCATCCGTCACGTCGAATAACGCCTATGATGGGCGCGAGGCTGCCGTAGCCGCCATATCATGTTCGCCCCCGTCCCTCGCTACGGGCCTTTGCGGTTTGGAGCACAATCCGGGTAGCTCCCCGGTTAACGCTATCCGACCATTCGGCGATGTAATTCATGGCCCCGGGGGCAATAATGGAGTCAAGGCAGCCAACTTGCTATGGACGACGGGGCTTATCCCGCCGCCGCCCCCTCCCCCTGCCCCTTGCCCGCAGTGCCAAATATTTACGTGGAGCGTCCCTACCACTATGGCGCACACCGGTTGCAAATATATTCCGGGCACCACCACCTACTGTATGGCCGGGGATGGCCTATACGTTTCCTCGGACGGCGTGACTTGGACGAAGGCGGCACCGCTGGCGGCGTCGGCGGTGACTAAGGTGTCGCTCAATTAGGAGGATGAACATGAAGAAATTTTTACTGGCACTGGCGCTATTACTAACCCCGGGGCTGGCTCTCGCTCAGCAGCAGGTCACTCCTGCCCCGGATTGCGTGTTCGCCGCCGACTACAACGGCACGACCGCCCAGCGCTTCCCCGCTGCTCAGACTCCCGGTGGTACTATCGGGTTCGATAATCGCAATTTAGGCTGCACCACGTGGCATTTGTACTATACGGTCACGGGCTATTCCGCCGTATCGGTCGAACTCGATAATGCCCCCGATTCGAACGGCCAGCCCGGCTCATGGGTAGTATGGCCTTCCATCGATATCGCGTCCAACACGCTGCCGATGACTACGGCGACGCAGGACCAGATTACGGCTTACGAATTTTATCCGTGGGTATCCATCAACGTCAATTCCGTAACCGGCAACGGGCGTATTCTCCTTAAGGCATACGGCTGGCGTCCCGGTCCCCTGCAGGATGCCAACGTCGCCCCAAACTCCGTAACCATAAACGGGACGACCGTCGTAGGAGGTACCGTAACCGTCGTCGGACAGACTGCCGGTGCCGCCGACCCCTGCATGTCCAGCGGCATCGTCAAGTCGTCCGTCGCCATCTCCATCGCCGCTGCGGGCACCACTCAGCTTGTCGCTCCGTCCGGCGCTTCGTCCGTATACGTCTGCGGCGGGTCTTTCACCATCGCCCCGTCCGGTACTGCCGCCGACTCTCTACAGTTCATTACGGGAACCGGTGCGACATGCGGCGGCTCTACCGTCACCAAGACCGGTACCTTCGGTTCAGGGGACCTAACGACGACGACCGGCCCGCTGGCGGTTACGCTTCCCGCCACGGGTACGGTATTCAGCGCGGCGGGTAGCTCCGGGGTCTGCGCCGTCGCCGCTGGCACCACGGTCAACATTCAGGGAATTATCACCTATGTACAGCAGTAATAGGAGAAACAGTTAGCACCGCACCCAAGGAGAGCACCGATGAACAGCAAACTTTGCATCTGGTTTCCACTAAGGCCCTTTATGGCTTTCGCCTCAGCGGGTTCCTCACTACCCGGGTCCACCCCCGGTGACTCGGGAGGAGGCGCTCCAGCAGGCGGAACGGGGGGAGGCGCACCCGGCGCAGGTGCTCCCGGCCCCGGTGCTGGCTCGGGTACTCCCGCTGCCGGTGCAGGCGCTGCCCCCGACAACATCGCGCAACTTAGAACTGCTTATGAGGCCCTCAAGGCCAAGCACGAGCCTTACGAGAAGCTAGGGGAATATGAGCAGGTATCCGGTGGTTACGGCGCATATCAGAAGGTGTTCGCCGAAGTGTCGGAAATTGGCACCGCGCTCGGGTATCCGGAGGACGAGATCGCGGAGGCCATGCGCGAGGCCCCGATAGAGACCTTGGACTATTTACGCCGCCAGTACGCGGAGGCGGAGTCCGGGGCGGGGGGCGGGGAGGGTGAGGTTAGTCAGGAAGATCTCCGTGCTCAGGTTGAGGCCATGGTTAGTGAGGGCCTGCAACCGGTCTACGAGCGGGAGAATGTCACCCGCACGGAGAACGCTAACGCCCTGTTCGACCGGACGGTCTACGGCATGATCGGAGAAGCGCTCAAGAAGGAGGGCGCGGACATTGCTTCTCTCCGCAACGATCCGGTTGCCAAGCACGAGATCGAGTGCCTCATTCTGGCTACCCGGGAGATCATGAAGTGGGACGCGGACGGCATAAAGGCGCTCAAGTTTGAAGGAAAGACTGCTGCCGTCCAGAAGGCATTCAATACGGCGCAGAATCTGTTCGAATCGTACTATGTGGCTCGGGGCACCCGGGAGCGGAACAAGATCGTAGCCCCGGGAAGAGGAGCAGGCGGAGGGGCACCCGGAGCGGGAGGGGCGGGCGCAGGTGGGGCCAAGAAGGGCCTCACGCTCGACGAGATGATTGATGATCCGGGCAAGATTAACCCGAAGTACGCAGCCAAAGTTTAACCTTATGACGGCTGTTGCGGCCCCGTCAACCGCAGGCGAATAGGCGGCCCGCCACCGCAAAAGGACGTATCAGGAACCGGCCCGTCCCCGGTGAGCAGGGAAAATCTCGGTAAGGAGGCATTGAATGGGCGTAGACACAACGACCTATTTGGCTGACGCCAAGATCGTATATGGCGCTATCCAAGAGCAGGTGTCTACGCTTGCCGCGATAATGAATCTGTTCGGGGACGGTTCCAAGTTTGGCAAGCCGATTAATGACATCGGCATCCGTGGGTACGTGTTCTTGGCCCGCGTCCAGCCCAACTGGAATATGGGATACCGACCTGAGGGAACGACTGGCGTTGGCGCAGCCGGTAACCAAGGCTTGACCAACTCCACCGTGACCTTGCGGTACGCGTACGTCCCGATCACCATTACCGGGCAGGCGGAGAACCTGACCAAAGGCGAATCTCGAGCCTTCATGCAGGCTAAGGCCCTTGAAGCCAAGTTTGACATGAAGGACATCGTGAGCCACGTGAACGTAGTCGTAGTCGGTGCCGAACCCGGAGGCCAATTGGCTCAGGTCAAGGCCGCCGGTGGCGGCAACCCGTTCACGGCTGACAACACCGGACTGTTGCCCGGCTCCATCTACCTTCGGGTAGGTATGCCGGTCGATGGAATCCCGGTCGGTGGCGGCGCTCCCGATTTCACCAACCAGAAGATCACGGCCATCAACTATGCCACGAACGCCGTAACATTGGCTGGTGGCGTCGCGGTGGCCGGACACGCAATCGCGCTCGCCGGTGAATATCCTCAGGTCGCGATCGCCAATGACGGGTGGTTCACCGCCAACGGCTTCCAGAACCTGATCAACTCATCGGGCGTCGTGCAGGGCATCGATCCGGGCGTATTCCCAGCTTGGCAATCGTACCTGCAGGACGTCGGCGGCGCGGCCCTCTCCTCGCAGCTCCTCCAGCAACTGAGGCAGTTCGTGAAGAACCGGGGCGGCGTGGA